TTTAAGCGAGGGTATAGAACTTGCAACGGAACTAGGTATAGAACTTGATGAGGCAGAGTTAATAAGAACTAACTCAACAGGATTGACTATCTATAATCCAAGCAACTTGGCAAGTATGATTAAGGGTATGAAAAACAAACATCAATCAAGGGAGGCAAAAATATTGGCAAGAAAACAATATGAAGAAAGTTTAAATTAAAGGTTGACAGGGATTATCTTATAATATAGGATAATCCCTAATACAAATAGAAAGGTATAATTATGGAAAACAACACAACATTTAGAATAACTTATTATTCTAACAAAGATAAAAAACACATAACTCGTTATGGTAAATGGACAGATAAGTGTAGATATTGGACAAGCAAAGCAGGTGCAAAATTAATTACCTATTTTGACATGGACAAAGAACAATATAGAACTGCAAAAGGCAGTTGGAAAGTGAGGTACTAATGGCTGAACAAAACGAAGAACATTTCGAGGTGCATTCAAAAAATCATGATGTAAAATATCAAGCAGATAAATTTGATCTTGCAATTAAAAATGCAAATTTACTTGATACATTAAATCTAAGATTGTTAGTTACTAACTTAACTAACATTTTAAATGAAAGGGATAAGAATGCCAAATAAACATTTTTGCCAAGGACCAGATTGCCATACTAAAACTACATCTGATAGATTTTTAAAATCTAGAGGTGTGATTAGAGGTAAGTATGCATATGCAACAATGGACCAAGGTCCAAATCAATGGGGTTGGACTCCAAGAAATGATGATAAGTATTTCTGTAGTCAAGCATGTAAATTAGAATGGTTAGCTGAAAATATGACAGCGATTGAAATGAGAATACCGGTACCATTTATTACACACAGACGAGAGAGCCAGGGTTATGAAAAAGTAACTGAAGAAACTAATTGGGGCAACAGACATACAATTAAAAGAGTTGACAATAGGACCGAACTAGACTAGGATAATCCCATAACAGAAAGGTATAATATGACAAAAGAAAACACAGACAATAAAACAGAAGAACGTAAGAATAGATTTAGTGGAGAGTCTTACATGCTTACACCTGCAGAAGCTATCAAGCATGACAGGATATTCATTAATGAATTAGGTGCAACACTAGAAGATAAGGAAGCAGGTGTTGACGGCACGTCAAAGCTTTGGGACAAAGTACGTGCTGATCTAAATTGGTTTCGCCAACACAATGCGGAAGCATACATGGTCTTGCTAGACTAGACCAACCTTTCTTGCCATGGCGCTAACGCGCCATGGCGCACGTACCACACACATAGAGGTACCAGACTCAAACCCTACATACATTGTAACAACAGACCCTATATACCTTTTATATAAAAGGGGTCCCACTACTCTAGGTTGTATTGCTTGATTTAGAGGTTTAATGGTGCTAAATTCGTTTTCAACATCTATAAAGGTGCAAAAAAAATTATAAAAATTTTTTATGGAAATAAATAACGTAGACGTAAGTAGGTTACCTGCAGACGTAAGAAAACAATTCAAACAGCTACAAGTCATGTA